GTCAACTAGACGCACTTAGTCTATGTTCCCCTCCCCGTCGCGCTACACAATTCCCTCCCCGCCGTAATCGCATAGCAGGTAGCGCTGTCCGTCATCCGGGATAGTGGCCAAGCAATCCCTGAAGGTTTGGCCAACAACATTCCATTCATGCGGGCATTCTTTAATGCGCCCGTCTTGGTAGATTAAAATCATGTTTATACCTTTATGCAATATCCCGCCATAGTATAGACGGATTAACAACGGCCACAGGGATTCGCTGGTTCTGCTTCAGAATCTGCCGATAGCCTGTATAACTGATAATAGGCGTAAATGCCTTCTCGTCATAATCGTTCATAAAGCTGCCAAACAGGCGGATAGGACGGGTATCAATACAAAAGGCCATATCGCTGCAATGCAGAAATGTCGCACCGCTTTCAATATGAACGGCGAACCGCAGGTGGTTGCCATTAAACCACCCTTCTTGCACAGGAGTAGTGGTAAATTCCCATGCGTCGGTATCAAGGGGTAATGGCGCTTCCATACGACGCCATCCGTCTTCATCCAAGGCAACTTTGTTCCAATCAGAGAACAAGATAACTTCCATGCCGTAGTAATAAGCAAAGCGGATATGGCCAAGGCGGTTCTGATAATCCTGCCAAGCATTTTTGAATACTTCGTAGTCGCGGGGATTATCGAATCTTACAATATGTTCGGGGCTGATATACCACCCATCTTTGACAACATTCAAACGGGGGCTGAAGTAATCCTCCCCGTTCTTCCAATAACCGTTGAACACAGGGTCGGTATGTGCATACTCGAACTCGGCAAGGCGGAAAGCCCTGCCTTCATTTGTAATAACGCTGCCTTGCAGGGTAGGAGCGATAGTCATCAACACGCCAGCCCCATCAAGGCTAAATCTGGTAATTAAATTATCATCCGTAGTTTTTACGGCGTAGGGAAAAGTAATCATACTTCCTCTTTCAGCATAGCAGCTAGTCGTTTACACATTTCAATAAAGATGGGTCGCTGTTCTTCAGGCATCCCCTGAACATGGGAGTAGCGCATCACTTTGGCTTTGTTATCCCAAATCAGGCGGGCTTTATCAACCCCCGGAACGAAGAAGCGGTTAGGATGCTTTCTCCATTGGTTGAGTTCACCTTTGGCTACCAAATCCAAAACGCATTGCGGGATGAACTGGCTTTCATAGTCAACCTTGTACTGCTTGGCTTCTTCACGTTCAATAGCGGCTTCGGTCTTTTTAATCTCGGCTTGCAATCGGCGCAATTTGCCTTCTTGCTTTTCCCAGCGCTTGAATGTGGCAGCACCATTGCGCTTGTCATTCAGCGGCTGTCCGTTGGCAGATTTCACGTCATCTGTATGTTCTGTGAAAGCGGCCTCAAATGCAGCCTGCTTCTTGGCAAGGCTATTCTTCAGGATTTCCAAACGGGTCATTTCATTATCCCTTTCAAATTATCACGTGGCTATTATAGCAGATATTGCATTTAAATCAATAATTGATTTTTACAAATACTAGTCAGCCATAAATAAACTATAGCAATTCAATCATTATCGGAGTTTCACTATGGCAGCAAATCTTGGATTAGACAACTTTCTCGCCAATATGCAGGGCGGTGGCTTGCGCCCCAACCTGTTTAAAGTCATCTTGGCCTTCCCGGCACAGGTAGCCAACCAACAGGCAGCCTTCAAGCTGCAGTTTACCGCCAAGGCCACTTCTATCCCGGCTTCCAACTTGGGTGTGGCTATTGCGCCGTATATGGGGCGCGAAGCCAAGTTCGCAGGCGACCGTACTTTTGACGACTGGAACATCACTGTACTGCTTGACACCGACATGGTTTCCCGTGATGCATTTACCGCTTGGTCAGATGCAATGAACGGTCACGTAGATAACGTCGCCTTGGCCGGATGGGGCAACCCTTCTAGCTACATGGGCAGCGGAGAAGTTCATTTGCTTAACCGCGAAGGTGAAACCGTGAAGGTGTACAACATTAAAGGCACTTTCCCGACAGTAGTGGGCGAAATCAATTTGGATTGGGCTACCAATAACGCCATTGCCGAGTTTCCTGTTACTATGGCAGTGAACTGGTTTGAAGCGGTAACTGGCAGCAATAACGCTTAATCTGGTTTGAACAAGAAAGCCTGTTGGAAATCCCAACAGGCTTTTTATTATGCTTCTAGTAAATCCAATACTTCTTCAGTGTAGGCATAGCGCCACTGGTCTTCGTCATCGCAATGTATCGTATGATAAGCCACGCCGGGCTGGAAGATGCCGCTGTCATCTCTCAAGCAGACTGCCAGCTCAGGGCGGATGAATAGCATTAAACAGTTTGACGATTTCGTGCCAAGCATCAAACGCGGGTAAAGCTTTCTATGCAATTGACGCAGGGCTATCCTGTCTACAGCATCCGATAATCCAACAACATCATACTGGCTGTCATCATTGCAAAGCAGATGATTGTTATAGCCACGGCCTGCCAACTTGATAACAGGATAGGCAGTAAGCGGGTGGGTCTCATCATGGGGACGAATCTGTTCGCCGTTTTCCAATATCAGCTTGCCTTTAAGCTGGTTGGTTTTAATCAGGTAAGCCAAGGCAAACGCTGCCTGTGGGGTATAACTGCCACCATAGTATTGCAGATTGGGGTGCAGCATATCCAAGGCAAACTCGGCCAGTAACGGAAAGAACTCGCGGTCTGTTTTGTTATATAATTCGCCAAGCATAGCCGTGTCACACTCTTTGGCCAATACACAAATATATCTGTTATTGTTGGCGGTAACAAACAAGTTGTCGTCATAATCAATGGCAAATTTAATCATGATATATCCCCTTTAAGCCAATACCCAATCAGTGGCCAGTATATCGGCCTGCATGGGATAGAACGGCTTTTCATTGTCGTCAACCATCATGCCGTTTTCAGTCAACCGGATAACCTTATTGCTATCCTTACGCTTAACGGGCAGGCCGCTCTTCATGGCTCGGATAGCCCAACCAATATCTAAGGTCACATCCAGCTTCCACAGTATAGTCTTGGCAATCTCGGTTTCGCAGTTTGCCAGTTTCAACAAGGCTTCTTCCCGAGCTCTTGCATAGGCTATGTCGTCGCCCAAGCCGTGGTTGATATACAGGTATTCGCCTGAAGTCGATAAGCCTGTACCGGATACCAAGGTGCATTGCATGCCGTTCTCGGTTTTGGTATAGGTTTCGGAAATCATATGGTCATTCAATGTCTGACGCATAACGGGCGTAATCGGCATAATAGTTCTCCATGGGTTGTTATGGCTGCCATTATAGCGGAGACTTATCCTTGCATGAAACTTTTACGGTTTCTTTACAATATCCCATATTGCATTAAAATCAATATGCGCTATAATGAAGCCGTGTTGAAATTAATCTTGAAAGGAAACATGATGAAAATCGAAGTTAGCCACTTGAAAGCCATCTTGAACTGCGCTGGTAAACAAGATGCCCGCAATTACCTGAACGGGGTTCATATCAAGGGGGAAACCATGGAAGCCAGTAATGGACATGTTGCTGCCCGCCTGAAATGCGAAGGTGCAAACTTCCCTGATATTATTATCCCGCGAACCATTGTTGAAATTGCCCATAAAGCCCACGCTGGTGCTGTTGAGCTTATTGATAACTTGGATGGAACTTACCGATTGGGTGATATTCATTTCACGCCCATTTATACCGGTGATGCAGGATTCCCCGATTTAGACCGAGTTATCCCCGTAGTCAACGGATACGAACCTGTTGAGCGTACTCCCCAACAAGAAGGATATTACGGGATTGATTTTAAAGTGTTGAAACTGGTTATGCAAACCAGCAAGCAGATTTACAAGCGCGAAGCCTTCCCGTTTACAAACAGCATCTTGAATATCAACAAAGGAAGCGCCCTGTACTTCGTACTTGATAACCTAGAGCTTTGGGTAATGCCCTGCCGGATTAAAGCGCCTATCCCGCAAAACAAAGCCGCTCAACCATTCATGTACAAAGGGGGAAATAATGATTGATTTGCAGATGGGTTACAGCCCGCAAAACCTGCGCAATATCCGCCAGCAATACAATTTGACTCAAAAAGAAGTTGCCAAGATTGTTGGGGTATCCAGTTGGAACAGCGTGTCAAGATGGGAAACGGATGTAACAAGTTCTAATCATTCGACTATGCCGTATATCCGCTGGATGGCCTTGCTCGAACATTTGAGTAAACAGTGAAAAATCAAGCCCGCTCAATGCGGGCTTTTTACATATTCTTTACAGTAACCATATTGCATTTAAATCAATATAGCGTATAATAAAAACCGTAGTAAGGCAGTACCAAATAACAAAACAGAAAGGAAACAGAAAATGAACTACAACGCAATCATGACTCCCCGCGCCATCAAATCCATGCTGCGCAATGAACATGTTTTTACCGCCCACTTTCTGCCCCGTATCATTGATGCCATTATTGACTCGGATACCAAATTCATGATATACAGCGACGAAATAAGCGAAATCTTTAAACATTATGGGATGCAAGAAGTTGATGCCCTAATGCAGCGTGTCGAAGATTCGGGATATTGGGGAAAAGCAACTATCGATATGTGGGGAAATTGGGAAATCAAATTAAGTAATCCATACCATGAACAAGGTTTGAAACAGCCTGTAGAACATAAAAACATCTTATCGCCCACCCAAATCGAAAACCTGTTGAACGGAGATGCTTACTGGTTTTACGCCCACCTCTTGCATCGCATCATTGAAGTAATGGATAACGGGGATAAAGATTTCTTGATGAACCCTATCGAAGTTGAAGATGCCTTTGCTTGCTATACTGAAGAAGAACTTGACGGATGCTTAAACCAGTTGGAAGAAAGCGGTTTCAATGCCGAGCGGGTTGATAATAAAATCCGCATTAGCTGGAGTAATCGTTAATCGCTGTTGAAGCTGATAAAAAACCCGTGGAAAAATCCCACGGGTTTTAGTGTCCGCAAAGGTAGCGAAATTACAGGCCAACAACGGCGGCTTTGCGGTAGTAGATGTTGCTGTTTTTGCCCAAAACCTGAGCGTTGGTAGTGGTAAAGGGGTTCTCTACCAAACCGTAGCGGGTTTTGAAACCGATAGCCGGTGCGAAGGTTACGGTATCGGATACGCGGGCAATTTGCAGCGGAACGTAGGGGCAGTAGAACAGGCCGGCGTCAACCACTTCGGCACCTTTATAGCCTACTACATAACCGTCATGCGCCAGCATCGGGTCAATGTAAACGCGGTAGCGACCCATGTTGCCGCAATAGGTAGTGCCAGTCACGTCTACTTCCAAGTTCTGATTCATGGCTTGGATAGCGGGGGCGAAATCCAGCAAGCCTGCAATCTGCAGGGCAGATGCAACGTTGGCGGAAGTAATCAGGATATTACCTTTACCGCGACGAGTTTCTAAGGCAATGGCGTTGGCATCGCGTTCGATTGCATACAGCAAGCCTTTAAAGCGTTCAGCGCTCCAACGGCCGTCACTGTCGGTAGTGATGTTAAACGTGCCTTTGGTAGTGGCAAACTGCGCACCCGGTTTGGCGATTTGGTAGATGCTGCGCACTACTTCTTGGTTCTGCTCGAGCATCAGTTCAGTAGCCAAGATGTTGGCCAGTTCTACCTCGGCATCCATACCATGCACGTTTTTCCAGTCTTGGGCGATTTCCAAGCTGTAGTCGGCACGGAGTTGGCGGGTTTTCGCAGTTACTTGAACTTTCTCAATGGTGGCTGACATGGATTTCCATGCAGCGGTTTCACCAGTGGCAGTATCCATACCGGTGCCAGTTACTACGTCGGCGCTCGGGCTGCCAGAGTAAGAACCTTCCAAGAAGGGGCTGGCATCGTCTTTTTGAGTACCTGCACCGCCGTGGCCAGTATCAACCTTGTTGTACAAGGCTTCAGCACCGTTCTTATCGGTATAGCGGGCACGCATTGCGAATACCAAACCAGTTGGCATCTGCATAGCTTGTACGCCGCAAATATCGTAAGCAATCAGGCGGGGTGCAAAACGGCGAACCATGCTTACCAGCACGGGGTCGTAGTTTGCAATGTTTGCGGTAGTGGTAGTGGCAGCTTCGTTCAGTTGCATTTGCTGCGCATTATCGCGCTGCTGGTTTTCCAGCAAGACGGCAGTGGTAACGCGACGGGTTTCGTCGGCAATTGCCACGCCTTCATTGAGCACGTCGCCCCATTTTTCGAGCAGGGCTTTTTCTTGTAAAGTAGCCATATGGTCTAACTCCGTATCAAAAATTAACGAAAGGTTGCTTTAAAGTTATTTATAGGAAATCGATTTATGCGCCGCGCATGTATTGCAGATATTTGCCCATGTTGCTCTGTTGAGCTTCGGGTTTAACATCTTCATTCAGTTGCTGCGGTGCTGCTTGCGGTTCGGCAGGCTTGGCCACTACGATACCGATTACAGATTCAACCAATGCTTTGTAGTCGCCTTGGTAGGCATCATGCGGCTGCATCAAGGTAGCCACGCGCTCTTTCTGAATATCGGTTAAGCCGTTAGTGCATTCAGCCAATACCTGCGCATGCTGCATATCGCGCAATTGTTTGGCCAAGAGCTGATTTTCTTCAACCAAAGCCTTGTTGGTTTCTTCCTGCTCTTTAACACGCTCATCGGATTCGCCGAGCAAATCGGTAGAAGCGAAGGCAGCTTTAACCTGTTCGGTCAAGGCCAGCATGCGCTCGTATTCGTCAGTCTGCACAAGGCGCTCTTGGTTTTCGGCCAAGAAGCGGGCAGCGGTATGGTCGGCAAACTCTGCAACTTCTTCAAACAGGGCTTGCTTTTGCTGCTCAACGCTTTCCTGCAGTTGCTCGTAAGCAACGCGCTGGCTTTCTTTCAATTCTTCTTCACGTTTGGCAAAGGCTTCAGTGGCTGCTGCAGTAGCATCCGCTTCAGTTTTTGCTTTCACGTCTTCCATGGCGGATTCGACAATATCAATCAGGGGCTGTACTTCTTCAGCGCCAAGATTGACGGTCTTACCCCACTCAATCATGCTGTCTTTCAGTGACATACTTTTTCTCCAATCAAACGAACCAAATCTTCAAATAGGGCAAGGGACTGTTGATTGCTGAACCCTGCTTTATATTGTTTATTTATGGTATCTTTCATATCGTCTGTTGCTTCTACCAATACGCCGTTTTGGTAAACCCATTCGCGGGATTCCATTAAGGCGGTAACAAAGGCATCCGGCGCAGACGGCTCTAATACCACATCGGCTGCCGAAATCAGGCGGAAATCCTTTTGCACAATATCCGTGCCAGTATGGTCTTTTCTTACCGAACCCAAGGCACGGCTGGATACGCCCAATTGAACGCCGTCGCGAAGTAGGCCTGCCACGATTGCGCCCATCGGGGTGTGCTGCAATACCTTGGCCTTGCCGATATAGTTGTCGCCGGATTCTTTCAGGCTGACAATCTTGATACAGGCACGCTCGGGATTTAACGTGGGGTCTTTCGGATGATTGAGTTCGCCCAAGGCACGGTTGTTATCAACAACCTCTTTGATATAGCGCTCTACTTCGCCCCTAACGGTTTCCTTGGGATAGATGCGCCCGTTGATGTTTTTAATATTCGTCTGCATGAAGATGCCTTCAATATGCAGGGATTTGCCTTCGGCTTCCTCTAGCACGTTGAAGGTGTCGCTCAATGCGGTTTCAACTAATAGCTTCATGGTATCAAGCCTTCAAAAGTCATTTACATAATTTATTTATATCAGATAATATTTGGCATTGTGGATATTGCATTAAAATCCATATGGGCATATAATACGGCATGGATAAATTCAACAAAGGAAACAGCATGAACGCGCCAACAAGAATTGACGAACGTTGGGAAATAGCAGATGACGGAGAAAGAATCCGTGTATATGTACTACATCCCAATGCCGATAAAATGCTTGAAGGAGAAATTAAAACAGGATATACAATTTCAGACGGCCGTTTAACATCGTGGGGTAATCGGTTTGCTTCTTTCTTCAACCAAGTTTACACAGCACTGTATCCCTGCACATTTGGAGTAATGGACGTGCATGATGAATGGGAACTAGAAGCCATAGCCATTGCTCGAAGACTTCAACATTCTCAAGAAGTAACGCCGAAAACATTACAACAAGCGTTTGATGAAGTGTTCACGCTTTATTTTGACGAATTTGAAATCGCATACAAAGACAGAACTGCATTTTTTGCCTACGCTGCAAAAACATGGAATCAGCGCTACCGCTAGACCTTTTTAAATATCCTATGTTAATTACAACATAGGATATTTTTATATGCGCTTTGATGAAATATTGTCTGAATCCGTTATTGATGATTGGGACGAAGAAAAATATCATGCGCTACCTAGCGGTATCGCTTAATAACTTTCTTACCAAAAGGCCGAAAACGCACACAACCCGGGACGCCATTATATCTTTGTGAATGGCTTGATTATCTACCCTATTACATCGTTGAATAAAATTAAACCCCATGGGATTTGCCCACGGGGTTTCTTGGTGCGTGTGTTTGTTATTCGCTAGGGGTATTGATGTTTGCGCCGCTCGGCTCAAACTTCACGCCGCTTTCAAAATCGCATTCGAGCAGCTTGAAGGCATCATCATTACCATAGCTCAGTTTCAGCTTGGTCGTGCCACCACCCAGTTTCTGAATGCGGGTGCGGATGAAGGATTTAACCGTATTCAAATCCCCGGATTGAGTACCTGCCACCCCGGCAATGGTCACGGCTGCATGATACTTGCCGTCGGGCGCTTTGCCGATTTTGATAATATCGCGGGAGCGGCTGTTGCCTACCAAGTAACCAGCATCGCCTGCCAGCGGTTGATTAAACCAGTAATTGTTGCTGTAATCGGTAGCTTCATTCAGATGCTTGGCATCGATTGGCAGCTCTGGCACGGCAATGTTGGCAGTGCTAGTCGTTACATCCTCAGACAAACCAAAGGCCTTGCGGAAACGGCGGGCTTTGCGTGATTTGCGGGCTACGCGGATTTTCAGGGCTGCGCCTTGGCTGCGCTTGCTGATAACCATTTTGCGCTTGGCCACGCGCTGCTTGGCCAACTCAGTACCGCCAATTTTCACGCAGGTAGTTCCGTTCCATTTGAAGCCTTTGCGACATTGCATCTTGATTCGTTTCTTGCCTTGGGCATTGACTTTGATACGGCGCTTCACTTCGTTCAGCTCGTAATCATCTTCCATTTCTAAGCCGTAAACAACGTCTTCTTCATTGAGGTAAACGATTACCACATACTCAAAGCCAACATCATCTTCAATGTCTTCGATATCGACATCTGATTCAACAGTCGCGCCGTCGGCTTTCTCGTAAACCAGTACGTCATAGCTGTACACGGCATCGGTAGCATCCAAGTAATCGCAGAAATCGAAGACTTGGTCTTTCTTGCGAAATGAAATATCAAACACGCCGTCTTCATACTCGCCGTCACCGCCAAACTGGCGGGCGACGTTGATGATTTCAATCACGGCATTAGCTTCAGATTGGTCAACGGCTTCTTCGTTGATTTTCTGTGCCAACACATTGTTGAAGTGGTCAAGCAGGGCGGCTTCGGCCTTTTCCCTTTCGGGATTTTCATTACCGAGATATTCGATTGCTTCAAGTAGTTTCATCGTGGTCTCCAAAGAAAACAGGTTCATCTTGATTATTTATGGCGCGCCCCTTTTCATCTTCGACTTCGCCCAACAGGGTTTCGATTTCATCGTCGGTCATATGCATGATATTGGATAACGCCCAGCGCTGGCTAAACATCTCGCCAATCATGCTTGATACGCTGTTCAATGTACCGATACGCGCTTCAAGGATTTCTGTTTTCTTCATTTCCACGAAGTTATTATCTTCGGCATAAATCCATTGGATGTCTCGCTTGATGCCCGGCCAGTCTTCCATGCTGATAACCTTGCGCAATACCAGTTCGGTTTTCAACACATCTTCGACGACAAGGATAAAGCGGGCGCGCAATGCCTGAATGAATTTTTGGAAGCGGTATTCATCCCTTGTGATTTCGGTAATGCGTCCTGTGCTGAATACGGATTGTTCGGCTTGGAAGCGGCTGCGAGGAATGTTTAGGCTGCGATAGAAAACATCTCGGCAATACTCAACATCTTCAATCACGCCCGTGTTTTGCCCGCCGGGCAATGTTGATACTTCGGTGCTCCGGCCATTGCTTCTACGGGGTAGCCAAATATCTTCAAGCATAGAATTGATATTGCGCTTGTCGATAGTATCGCCCGTCTTGGTATCGTACACCATCTTGTTCTTGAACTTGTTAATCAAGTCCTGCATGTACTTCTCGGCACGGCTTCTTGGCAAGTCGGCAATATCAATATAAAACACACGGCGTTCGGGAGCTCGGACTACCCGGTAAATCACCATGGCGCTTTCCATCATCTTCATATTGTTATAGGGCACAATGGCCTTGTGCAGATGGCCTATGATGTAATTACCGTCATCTGATACCAAGCCGCTGTCGGTATAGGCAATCGCTTCTTCTTGGAAAATGGCAGCCTTGCGTTCTTTCTGCCATTGCAGGGTCGTCAAAGTTTGAAAGTCTTTGCCCCATAATTGCGGCTTTTGACTGTTGGGCACATAGACATACTTGATTTCTTCTTTACCCAAATCAACAAAACCGTCGTTAGTCACCTTCGTGCCGCGCAATCGGCGGATATTAAGCGGGTCAATCTGCTGCAGCTTGATAATCTTCGTCTTGTCTTCAGAAACCACCTTATGCAAGAACAAGCGACTGTCTACATACCACGAACGGAACAGGTTTTTGCCAGTACCGTCGAAGTCGAAGAGGTCATGGTAAACGTAGTGGAAGGCTTCCTTAATCTTGTCTTGCAAGGAAACGGTTAGCTTCGAGTTCTCGTGGAACTGTATCGACATTGCCATTTCAGCACCGTCGACATTAAAGGTTTCGTTGATGATTTCCTGCACGGCCTCGGATACTTCGGCTGATAGAGCAATGCTGCGATAGCGGGCAATCGCATCCGCTTCAGTCTGTGGCAGGGTGGGAACATCG